CCGAAGTGCAATGCGATCAACTGGCCCTTGGAAATGATGCGTTCAATGGCGGTCATGTGTGCGTTCCTTCAGGCAAGCGTGACGGTCGGTCGCCCGACCGTCACCTGCCCATCGGCTGGTGTCGCGTGTTAGGCGACGGTGATGTTGTACAGGACGTCGGCTGCCTCGATGCCCGATGCAGCGCCCGTGCCGGAGTACCGGCCGAGACCCGCACGGACGTAGAGCGCGATCACGAACTGGTCGGTCTTGATGTCGCGGAAGGTCTCGACGCGGATGCGCCGACGGAAGCCGAGACGGAAGCCGTTGCGATTGAATGCGACGACCTGGCCCTTGACGTTGTTCGCCCCGGTCGTTGAGACCTTGCCGTCAGCCTCCGTCTTGGACATTGCCATCGACGTGATCAATGGCGACTGCCCGATGCGCCCCAACTGTCCGGTCAGGACGGTTGCCGATGGTCCGAACTTGTCGACCGATATGACCTCATCAAGGCTCGCGCACTTGTCGGCGGTGTCAGGATCGGCGACGTAGATCAGGTCCGCCGGATTGGTCGGATGGCCCCAATCCTGAAGGAGGCTGTCCGATCGCATGCGCGACTGCTGGCCCTTGAGAAGACCCCATGTGACCGCGCCAGCCGCGTCCTTCTTGTTCCCGGTGTTGTCAACCAATCCCGCATGGCGGATGCCGTCGAACGCCAGGTAGTGCTTGGTGTCAGCCGGGTCGGCGTCGTCCAGGTTGATGTTGCCGGTGGCACTGTTGGTCGTGTCACCGTTGAGGATCAGGCTGTCCATGTAATGCGCGGTGGCACGTGCCAACTGCGCCCGCAGGAACGGCACGAAGGGGATGATGGAGTCCTCGTCCAACTCGCCTGACCAATACTGGTTGAAGCCGAGTTTGGACGCGGTGATGGTGACTCGGTTGCTACCCGTCTTCGTCGACGTGTTGGCTGACGCGCTGGATGAGGTCGCCTCGGAGAACAGGAGCATCTCCGGCAAGTCCGCCTCGACTGGCACATACACCGTCGGGTCGGTCATCTCGAATTGCGGGATCAGCGCCATGATGCGGCTCTCGGCCTGCGCCGACATCCACAAGTCACGTACGTATTGCGCGCCAATCAACTGGCTACCGAAGCCGCTCTCGGCCGAGTCCATTGCCTTGCGGTACGCGCTGGTCGCCCACCACATGCCCTTGGCCGCGAGTTCGCGATCAGCGCCCGCAAAGGAACTGACCGGCACGCGTGGGAACAGGTTGTCGATGGCGCGCTGGTCAATCGACTTGACCTCGGCCTCCGGCAGGTAATAAGCCTCGGAGATCGCCTTGAACGCGTTCTCAAGGTCCGGCGATGGTCCGCGTCCACGACCGCTGCGCTGCTCGGCGACGGCGATGTCGTAGAGGAACTCGACGTCACTGATGTTGAGGTTATGCCGGGCGAACTTGGAACCAACCAATTTCTGGTCGGTGCCGAAGCGGATCTTGCGCACGAACTCGCTGTTCGGGTTAGCGACCTCCGCGTCGATGATCTGCTTGGCGATCTGTGCGGCGCGTGCCTCGAAGGCTGCGTCGCTGGTCACGTGCTCTGGAAGCCCTTTCAGGCGTGCCTGCACGTCACTGAGGATGATGCCGATCTCGTCGGTGTTCACTTGCGTGTCTCCAGGAATGCCCGCAAAGCCTGCGGGTCGAATGCGCGGAACGGGTCCGCGGATTGGTACATGACGGGTTCATCCGTCGGTGGTCGATCCGTGACGACGGGTTCAGGCGTCTCGTCAAGTGCCTCGACGACGCGCATGAGCAGGTCGTGCGCCTGTCGGATCAGTGCCTCGGTCTCAGGACTGATCGGTCCCGCGGCCTTGACATGGCCCGGCTCGCCCTCCCAGAACATGCCGTTCCGTTCGGCGGTGCCAAGTTTGGCGACCGTGTCGGCGTTCATGAACTCGGGTGGCTCCTTGCCAAGCACCTTGTACACACGCTCAAGACCGTTGTAGGCGCGACGTCGCGTCGCGTCATCGGCCGTGGATGTCAGCACCGCGAGCATCGCGCTCGCGACCGACGGCCACACGTCCCGCACAAAGGCGGTGCTTGCCACAACGATATCACGGTCTGGCGGTGACGCGTCAGCGCCCTTGCCGGACTGACCGCGCGCCCACGCTGCGGCGCGTTCGCTCTCGGTGCGGCTGCCACCGCCCCAGAGCGCATGCGCGACCACGCCGGGTGACGGGTAGTCGGGATGTCCACGGTCCGCAGACGGCGCGTCAAGGTCGCCCATGTGGCGCGCAAACCATGCGGCCATGCGCGCCGCCTTGTCGGCCGACACGTTGCCGCCCGCCATCGACCGCGCCTCGGCCAGCGTCTTCTCGGTGACCCCGTCGCCGGACAGTCCGTCCGCGTGCCACTCAAGACCCTGACGCGCGTTCTGGCGCAACCAGCCGGGTGCCTCGATCTTCGTCACCGACATGGCGGTACCGGATGTCGTCACCGGCGGGTCAACGGACCTGACGCGGATCGCGTCGGCGTTCGCCGGAATTGGCACGACCGAGATCTCGAGGAGTTCCTTCCGAACATGTCGCACCGCCGTGCGTGGGTCCGGCGCAACGGTCACGAGCGCCTTGATGGTGTCGTCATCGAACGCCCGTGATGCGCGCAGGGACGCCATGTCCGGGTACTCGATTGCGAGCGGCCGGAACCCGACGCTCACCGCGCGAAGGTCTCCACCTTCCACAAGCGACCGCGCAAGCGCGCCGTATTCGCTTTCGTTGAAGCGGATGTCAGCCAGCCAGCCCGCGTCGCTGCGGCTGATCGACACGCATCGGCCCACAATGGCCTCGATGCTCGTGTATTGGTGGCTATCAAGCACGACCGGATTGGTCAGGTATTGCGTGAAGTCCCATCCTTCGAGCGTGACGACCTCGCCCTGACGGTCCAGCCGGTCGTTCGTGAACAGGAACGTGTAGATCGGCACGCCGTCCGCGCCGACCTGCTTGGCCTGGTACGTTGCGTCGGTGTAGGTCTTGTCGTTCATCGCGTCCTCAGTCGGTTTCGAAGGTCATGGTGCACCGACAGTTGACGACTTCCTTCGCCGATGGCAACTGGTGTGGTGCAGGTCCGGTGTCATCGCCGACGTGGAAATCGGCATCGAGTGGTACGTTGCGGTTCCGCGCGTCACGGTGTGCCACAACGTGCGTCTCGCGGGTCCGCGCGTCCAGTGCCGCAAGCCAGTTCTTGCCGGTGACGACGCCGGATTGCTTGGCACCTTCAAGACTGCCCGCGTTGGATGCGCCGATGACCTCGGTGCGCGCAATGGCTTCGGTTCGCCACGTCGCGGCGTCGGTGAATACCTGCGCCACACGCAACTGCAATGTCGGGATGTCCTCGCCAGCCGCCAGCCCGGCCGCCAGGCTCAGTTGCAACGTATTCCACGTCGTTTCGTTGACGGCACGCGCAAACCGTTGCGCCCTCCCCTCAAGGATGGTGACCGCGCGCGGGTCTCCGAGGTCAAACGACATGGCAATATTCAGGTCGTCCAACGTGGCTTGTCCGCCGTCCTCCATCGTCGCGCCGATCAACGGCAACCCGAGCGCGCGCAATTGACGGTTCCATGTGGCAAGGTTGAACGGGTCCGCCTGCGCGTCACCCGCGTCCTTGATGGCTTTGGCCCGAAGTTTGGCGCTGACGCTGTCGCTTTGGCGCCGGAAATACTCACGCAGTGCAGCCATGAACCGCGCCTCGTGCTTGTCGGTGCGGTCGGTGAACGCTTTCCAGATTTTCTGGTGCTCGACGCTGCCGTATTCCACCCACGCTTTCGAGGTAACCTCAATGACGGGTGCCGTTGAGGGAAGCGCGAGCACCGGCCACGCGATGGATTGCAGTGCCTTGACGGGTGCGGGTGTCGTCGATACCTCGGTCGATGGCAACGCCGTCGGTGGCGGTGCCTTGGCGAGACCCGCCATGGTTTCCTCGGTCACGGGACTGAACACGGTCGTGTTCAACCACGCGGCGTCGCCCCATGCGTAGCCGGTCTTGCCCGGTGGCAGGAACCGTGGCGCCAACTCCTGAAGTGCGCGGTTGAGTGGCACGCCTACACCGACCAGTTTGACGACTTGGTCTATGACTTCCGCCCGGTCTTCTTGCAAGGTCTCGATGTCCGACGCATCGAACTCCACCTCGTCAGCCTCGGTGCCGAACAGCGGGACCAACTGTTCGGTGATTTCGTCGGCCAGGAAGCGCGCCTCCGGCAGCAGCGTGTCCGTCCACAGCGCCTTCGCGGCCTGCTCGTAGTTGGAGTAGGTCGAATGCGTCTGGTCGCCGATCAGTTGCGGTGCAACGCCATACACCGTGCACACCTCGCGGACCCCGTACGACATCAGGGACAAGAACTCGGCGTCTTTCGGCGTCAGTTTCATCGGCGTGAACGAGATCGGCTGCGTCAGGACCGCCGTGCGGTGCGCCTTGTCTGCGCCCTTGAACCGGCGTTCCAACATCTGGCTGAGTTGTTCGGCCTGCTCGCGGGTGAGGCTTGACGTCTTGTCGGCGGGACCGATGACGCCTGACAGCATCATGCCGGAGTCGAAGATCTGCCGGTTCGAGCGCATCGCGCCCGCGGCCGTGTCGATTGCCAGACGCGCGGATGCAATCGGTGACAACCCGCTGAACTCGTCGGCCGGGTTGTCATACTTCAGCCAGATCACGTCGGCAGGGTCGAACGCAATCGTCTGTCCCTGATCCTCGTAGAGGTACCCCTTGATGTACCGCACCGGGTCCGGCACGACCGTCATCTTGGACGGGTTCGCCCACCAGATCTCCCGTGGTGCGGATTGCGCCGCAGTGCGCCCCTCGACGCCGTTCTCCAGAACCCAGAACGCCTGCCCGTAGGTGCAAAGCGACATCTCGGTCATGCGGATCAACCGGCGGAATGTCCAATAGCCGTTGACCGAGCGCATCAGGTCGTACAACCGCCCCGATGTCACCTCGACGCGTTCGCCGTTCGTGGCCCGCTTGTAGATTTTCAGGTTCAGTTTCGCCAGGTTCTTCGCCCGGATGTTGGAACAGGCGTAAACCGCAGCGTTGGTCGCCGGGTAATCGCCGTACGCGGCTGGCGCGTACCTCTCCTGATCGTGTCCGAACGTCGTCTCGAAACTGTCGACGGTAGCCGGACCCAGCCGGAACGCCTTCGCGATGCGGTCGCGCCACCTCATACCATCACCCACTCGCCACCGCCGAGCATGAGATCAGTCAGCGCCCACACCAGCGCGTCCAGCCGGTCAGGGGATTTCGCAGCGTCCGCGGTGTACGTCGCCATTTGGTCCTCAAGGTCAGGGTACACGCCGACGTGATGCACGCGCCCCTGTTCGTACAACGCCGCCACCGGCTCGGCCCGAGCCAGTTTACCTCGGCTGGCCCTGACACTACGATACGCGATATTCGCGTCGACCGTGCGCATGACGGTCTCGACAAGGTCGCCACCGTTGTTCGCCTCGGCGACAAGCCGGTCGGCGCCGAGTTCACGATACCGGCGCACCGCTTCCCGCGCCCATGCGTCCGGTGACGCGCGCAGCGTGTAATCCCCGATGACGTACGCGTGTCCGTCCTCGCCGAGACCGCAGGCGACGATCCCCGTCATGTCCGCATCCTCGCCGGACGTGACGGCCGGGTCGACGGCGACGACGACGCGCCAGAACGTTGGCGCGTGACGCACGCGGTGATCGTCGATCATTGCCCGCGTCCACAGCGCGCCTGGTGTGTCCTCAAGGAGTTCGGCGTACAACTCCTGACGTCCGAGTCTGGTGCCTTCATATTGCCGTCGGATCTGCGAAAGGAACGCCTCCGGCAGGTTGGACGCATTGTCGAACGTCGAACCCGTGGTGACAACGGTGCCGGGTGCGGCGATCAGGTCACGCAGGATGCGCGTGGGCTTCGGCGTCGTCGTCACGACGGCACGCGGGTCGGTGCCGAGACGCAGTCCGAGTTGCAGCATGTCCCACGCCTCCGGGTAGCGCCACGCCGCAAGTTCGTCACACCACGCCGCGTCGTGTTGCGGCCCGCGCAACCGGTCCGGCTCATCCGCCGAGTACGTCGTCGCCATCGCGCCGTTCGGCCACTTCAGGCGACGCTTGGACGGTTCGTACTCGGGTCGGTTGCCAGGCGGTGCGACGGCAAGGATGCCCGACTCGCCCTCCACCATGACGTCGCGCGCGTCGGCTGCGGTCGCGCCGACGATGGCGACGCGCTGTCGCCCGTGCCTTTCGACCTGCGCGCGGACCCACTCCGCGCCCGTGCGCGTCTTCCCGAAGCCTCGGCCCGCGAGCACCAGCCACGTCCGCCAATTGGTGACGGGTGGCTGCTGGTTCGGACGTCCGACGATGCGCCACTCCCGGCGCATTGCGTCGAGGTCCGCGTCAGTCCGGGTCGCCTGTTGCAACACCTGGCGTTGCAAGTGGCGTGGCAAGCGTGCCAGCCTCTGCAACGGCGAGAGCGTCAAGGAATCGGTCAACGTCAAGACGGATTGGCCCTCCACCGGGTCCGCTTAGTTCGACCTCGGTCTTGTCGGTGTAGCCACGTTTGCGGCCCATCTTGCCAAGGAACCAACGCACCTGCTCGGGATGCCCATCCGCGATCAGTTTGGCGTTGGCGCGTTCGGCCACGTCAAGCACGCGCTCGCGTTCATCGTCGATGATCTGCTGGAGCGCCGGGTACCGCGCAATGTATCGCCTGACTGTTGTGGCGTAACAGCCGAGGTGCACTGCGGTGTCGCTGACGAAACCGCCATGCGCACGCAAGGCGTCCGCTACCTGCGTCACCGTGTACCGCTGTTCACCCATCATGCCTCACGTGGATCAATGCATGAGTGCAACTGATCACGTCAACGATACCACGCTGACCTCGACGCGCGGTGCGCGCTTGTC